GCGGCACCGAGTGTGATTGCACTCGAAGCTTCGCCTGTTGTTACTGTGCTTCCGTTTACGGTAATAACTCCTGCGGCGGCTGTCGGTGTTACTGTAACTGACTCAATAGCAGTGAGAACAGTTGCTACATAAATGTAGGTTGCTGTTGCTTCTGCTGGTGTTATCACTGCTGATTCACTGATAGCGAAGAATGGTGTCGTCAGACCTGTTGACGTAGCGACTGCGAAGGTCGGTTTGCCAGTAGGTTTGATCGAAGCCGAGAATGGTATCACTCCATCAATCGGTGCGTCGCCTATCTTCAACCGGGCGATGTAACCTGTGAAGGTCCACGTCGCTCCAGTAGCTGAAGGGAAAGTGATCACGACTGTCCGGGATACTCTCGCATTCATGTCTGTCAGCATAGCATGTTGCCCTGCTGTGTCAGTGTAATCGAAACCACCTTCCATGCTGACTTCACCTGCGTCGAGTAATCCGGGGATCACCTCTCGGTAATAGTCGCTTGAGTCGTGGCTTGTGACATCGACCATATCGGCTGAAATTTCTATACCGTTGATCTGTGTCAATTCGGCTACTGCCTGACCGTTCCAAGAAATTGTTGTTCCTTTGCCAAGTTTCATAATTGTTAGCTCCTTTCGTAAAATACCCGGAACTCAACGGACTCGGTGTAGACTTTGAGGATCCCTGCCGTGTCAGTTCCAAGATCGGAGATCTCGCTCTCCAGTTGAATGTATTGGACGGTTATACCACTTAATGTGCCTACGTAATCGACCAATGCCGTTTTTATCTGCTCTTTCACGAACTCTGCGACAGCTTTCGTCGAAGCGTACGCCGTGAATTGGTAGTATGGTTGTTCCAGTGGGTTCTGTCGATCGAGAGTGTGCATTTTTATGTCGCTTATTTTGATATAAGCCACTGCCGGAAGCTTGGTCTTGTCCGGCAATTCCTCAGGGTAGATCTTTTCATCAATTAGGGATGTAAGCCCCGATTGTAACTTAAGATATGCCACCAGTGCTGTTGCGATATTAGTTGTCATATCAATAGATCTCCTTTGCCATAATTAACAAGCAGACGTTCCTCTGCTCGACATTGTCTACTCCCAGGATCTCGAAGTTCCTGCTTCCGAATTTTACCCGGAGCAGTGGTGTGACGCCGTTCTGATAGTGAGTTTTAAAGACAGCCGTTGTCGTCTCATAGACCTTCTGTGCGACGTAGAACTCTTTCGAGGTCTTCTGCATAAATTCGGCGTAGATCGTGGCAACGTCGGAATAAACTGGGACTACCTGCCCGTACTCGTCCGGTCCACCACTCTTAGCCTGGAGAGTGATCTGTGATGTAAGCCTTCCGGCGTTAAATCGTACGTTCATCACACTCTCCTCACACCACGGAGCATGTACAGTCTATGTACAGTCTCCATCGCTTTCATTGGTATTTCTTCGTCTCTATACCGGAACAGTAAACCGATGTGCAAAAGCACAGCCTGTTTAAAATTCCTCGGCAAGACCGAAGGTGTTGTTCCTGTGTAACCACAGACTCCAGTGATCTCAACTGCGTTGTAAGGTCTCGGGGTGAAGGACGCCCAATCTTTGCCATACGGGAGATAAATCTTCCCTGGAAAAATGTCGGTGTCCACAATGTAGTCGGTGTTTTCAGTCATCGTTGTCTGATCGTTCACGCTGTTTGTGTACTTCACGCTCGATATAGCCGTCAGAGGTCCCCGTGTCCACGGGACGGCGTCTGAGATCGGGAAGCTGTCCAAGTACCCTGTCCATGTCTGAGGAGCGAAGGCGTGTCCCGTGTAGTCTTCCCCGTACTCTCGAGCCATGGATATTAGATCCGTGATCAATGTGCTCTCTCCTGAAGTTACTGCGAACAGTAGAACTGAACAGGAGAACGAGCACGAAGCAGTTCCCACTGTAGCTGTCAATCTGAGGTACCTCTGATTTCCTGTGTAAGCTATCTCATAGGTTGTGTTGTCATTGGCTTCAGTTACCCGATCGAAGCTGTCCACAGACCATGTAGTGAAGGTTGTGTCGTCGTCGGACTCTTCGATCACCACGTCAACTGTGCCACTGGAGCCATTAGCCCCTGCTTCCAGGATCAGCAGTGCTGAATATCCAAAGATGTCGGACGAGGATCCCTCGTAGCCATCCACGACGTGTAATCCAGGTGCGACTGACTGCTCCAGTGTCACGTTACCGGCGAGATCGTTTGTGCTCTGCCGGATCTGTGCCAATGCTTCTGCCAGTGTGACTGGTTCCGTAGTGACTGCTGTGATTAGCTTATCATTCATCGATCAGTTCTCCTTTATGTTGGAATCGTAACTAGTACGGGGTACTGGCTCACTCCGGCTGAATGTGCGAAGATGTTGTCGTACGCCATAACTGCGTTATAATCGATCGTTAGAGCGACAGTTCCGTCTGCCTGTGTTCTTCCTCGGTTTCCACCGACCATGACATCGTTGCTGTTTTCATCAACCAACAGTGTTACAACATCGAAGGTGTTGTCCTGAATCACGCCGATCTGCGTTGCACAGGTGTATGTCGAGCTTACTGTAATTCCCTTGGCTCCGGATTCGATGAAATTGCCTATGATTCTCATGGCGTTCCCTGCTCCTGCACCAATATCGATTGCTGTGTTGGAGAATTTGCCAATAAAATCACAGCCCAAAACGTTCAATTTACGGACTGCTGTTGCCAATAACCCCTTGGTTGCCTTTGTGGTTGAAGATCCGTCGAATACGCACCCGTGAAACTCAGTGTGTGCACACCCTGCTGGTAGTGTCATTACAACGCCACCTGCTACCGGACTTGCGAAGCCCATGTTGAAAAATCTACATCCGAGGTAACTTCCAACTACTGTGTGATTTCCGATTAACATCGGTCTCGGTCTTGCGTCGTAAGATCCAACGCCAATGACGTCAGTCTTGTCTGCTAGGGCAACGATATCCTCAGCTGAAGCTTCGGCGTTGTCCCCCTTGTAATAGATACGGTTTCTACTCGCCCACCCTGTGGCTCCGGAAGCGATGTCTGTGTGACTTGCTAACAGTGCAACTGTCAGAGTTTTGAAAGCGTACTGCCAACTCAACCCGTCATCAGAATCATTCCCAGCGTTTGCGTCTACGTAGTAAACGGTTCCAATCGTGTCTACTCCACCTGCTATCGCTTCCAAATATTGGGTGTACGATAACGTGTTTTGTCCATCAGGTATTCTCATGTCTTTGTCTCCTCTCTAATTTCTTCTACAGTTTCCACTGTTTCTAGTCTTTGCTCTTCCTCGAACTCCTTGTGTGTCTTAACCTTACTGATTCCGAACAACTGCACGAACTTAACAAGCTGTGCCGGTGTCATATAGGTGTAAGTGTTAGGATCCTTACCATCAACGACGTCTGCCGTCCTGAGTTGGGCATATGCCGATTTGGATGTCTTAGTGTTAAAATACTCGGCAATGGTCATTAACACGCCCAGGTATTTTTCGCCTTTTGCTTCTGCGATCGCTTTTGCTTTGCTGTCGATCTTGTAACAGTGAGGGAATACGGTGGGCACCTTGGCTTTCCACTGAGTATCAGTCACTGCAAATGCACCGTAGAACTCAACGAACTTTCTCCCCCTGGTTAACAGTTCTTTAATGTCATCAACTGTTAGGTCTATCCATTCCATGTTTCTCATGTTAATCTCCTTTATTGTCCGGTGTGTTTTAAGGCTTTATTCAAAGCCGAGCCCGTCTGTCCTGTCAAATAGATCAAGAGTTTGTTCTTGTACTCGTCGGAAGAACCTTCTCCATTAAACATGTTATAACCGCTTATTGCTTTTTTACCTTCTTCTGAATCGCAGTATGTTTTGAGTTTTGTATCATCATCATAGGTTGTGAAAAAGTCTGATGGTAATATTCCTGCTGTTACAAGTGCTGTTAGGTTGTATAAACCAAATTCTTCTGTTCTATCAATAATCAAATCACCAGTTGTGGCTCTGATATAAAAATATAGACCATAAGCGTCCGTAACTTCTATGGTGCTAATTCCTGATACTAATGCAAAACTTGTCGAAGGTGTTTGAGAAGAAGCAAAAACTGTTACGTTTGTTCCGTCATATAAAAATAAATCAAATGTAGAAGTTACAACATCTGATTTTGCATATACGCCACAATACCATTTTTCATCATCAACTGCTGATAAATTCATAGTAGAGGTATTCACAGAAGGTCTTGTTCCTGATGTTGTGCTTATAACAACTTCATTATCGGTTATACTTGCTGATGAATTTAACATACTCCACCCATAAGTACCATCAGCAAATCTCCCATTAACCACCAAATTATTAAATGCAATTTTACTAAACAACTCTGCATAACCTAGTTTAGCCATAGCAGTATCAGCTATTGAGTAGATAAGCGAATGTCCGTTGTCTGCCGATATTAGACTTGCGTTGTTGTCAAATTGGTATCTGCCCTCAAATGGTAGGATTTTATCGCCAGTTTGAGAATATTTAACTGCGTCACCTTCGTATGGTTCGTAGTATGTTGCAGATGCACCCAACTCTAATTGGAATATGTCCACGTTCTCATGGGGAATGGTGTATCTAACGTATACAGCATTAGCTGCTGATGTAAATTGAAAATTTAGTCCTGTCTGTACTACGCTAAAAGCTACATCATATGTTGCTCCATATGTATTATTATCACCATAACCGGAAAAAACATAAGCTGTATTTGGTTCTATTGCGATATAATTTGCTACATCGTCGCCACCACCTGTATAACCATCTGCACCAGTTGAGGGGTCTATAAATCTATCTACCGTTACATCACTTTTATCAAATAAATTTTTATACAAAAATGTTTCTGTGCCATCAGTCTTTAATGGATAGAACGTGTCATAGCTACTTGCTTTTGTAAATCCATTCGCAAGATTATAAAAATGCACATCTTGTGTATTGCCCCATGTTGTAGCATCTGATACTGT